GGACTAAAAATATCTTGCTCGGAAGATACGGACAGAGGGAGAAGGACGCGGACGGGAAACCGGTGTATATATCAGCGATGTCCTCGATTGATATGCTAGAGTATGAGGATATACATACATATCCAGTCGGACACGCCGAGCTGCAAGGCAAGCAATTCACACACTACACGGTTGTGCGCGGCTCACACACGTACAATACAAAGGAGATGTCAATTTTAATTGACGGAACAGTTCAGGAAGCAAAAGCGCTTGGCATTGAGACATTGACGCCTGATGAGCTGCTTAAGCTAAAAGGATATATGAAATAGTTCATTCTACGAAGGCACTATTCATCACAGATTAAGCCTTTGGTGCACAATAATAAAGGTTGGCGGCGTGTCTTCTTCCGCGCCGCCGGAAAGGAGCTTAATGGATAAGCTACAAGACATTATAGAGGGAGTTCTTCGGGAATCGCCGGAGACGAGGGGCAATGAATATATATTATATATGCAGGTAATTAAAAGATGCGCGGAAGCGAAAGGAAAGAATCAAGAAATTGAAAATATGCGCTTATATGATTTTCTCAACGATTTCACACTCTTACATGAGGGCTACAATATCCCTTACATGGATTCTGTCACGCGGATAAGACGAAAGCTCGTGAGGGAATATCCAGAGCTCGAAGCGAAGAATGTAATTAAGCAATTAAGACGCGGACGTGAACAAAGGTTTAAAAGATACGCAAGGAGATAGACATGGCAGGGCGGAGAATGTTCAACAAATCAGTAATAAGCAGCGACGACTTCGTCGATATGCCAGCGACAACGCAGATGCTGTATTTTCATTTGTCAATGGCTGCAGATGATGAAGGTTTTTTTGACAATGGAAAACAAATCACAAGAATGGTTGGAGCATCGTCTGAAGATTTTCAGTTGCTTATCAATAATGGCTATATCATTTCTTTTGATAAAGGTATTTCAGCCATTGTTCATTGGAATGAAAACAATTTAATTCGCAAAGATAAGTATACTAAAACAATATATCAAGACCAATTAGCACTTTTAGAGGTTGACAGCAATGGTCGGTACAAAGTCCGTGAAACCGCACAGGAAGGGCAATTGAGCGATACGGCAGGAAAATGGCAGGAAAATGGCAGGAAAATGGCAGGAATTATACCGCCAAACAACGGGGAAAGTACCGCCCTAATTAAATATAATATAATAAAAGATAATAATAATATAATAAAAGATAATAATAATATAAATATAAACTCTATAGACAACCTAAACTCTTTAAATGATACACACATAGAGATAATGGGGGTTAAGGGGGAAGAAGAGAAGACAGAAGCGGCAGAGCCGCAGGTGCGTGTCAATTACCAAGAGGTTGCTGATGCTTACAATGAGCTATGCCCGTCACTCCCAAGCGTTAAAAATCTTAATGACAGCAGGAGACGCGCTATAAAAGCCAGATTAAAGACATTTGGCATCAATGGGTTAAAAGACGCTTTTGTGCTTGCGGAAGAATCTGATTTTTTAACCGGAAGAATTGGCAGAGGCTGGACTGCGAATTTTGATTGGCTGATGAAAGAAACTAATCTCACCAAGGTCGTAGAGGGGACATATGCCAATAGGGATAGCCCTCACACTCACGATGATATCAGCAATAGAGTGAGTGAGGTGGATAGCTGGTGACGCGCGATGAATTTAAAATTTTAGTAAAAGCGATGAAAGCTGTATACACATACGCGACATTTTTGCCGGACAAGGATGCCTTTGAGGTATGGTATGCGCTGCTTAAAGATATTGATTATAAGACAGCCTCATCGGCTGTACAAAAATATATGATGACCAAAAAGACGCCGCCGACGATTGCAGACATACGCGAGCAATGCGACGATATCAATGGCGTACCAGATTTAAACGAGCAAGCCGCGTGGGCGCTTGTAAGCAAAGCGGTGCGCAATAGCGCATACGGCGCACAGGAAGAATTTGACAGACTTCCGTCTGCGGTAAAAGAGGCAATCGGCTCACCATCACGATTGCGAGAGATGGCGTCAAATGAAGATTTTAACGAAGGCGTTGAAAGCAGTAATTTTATGCGCGTTTACAGCGTGGTGCTGAAACGGCAGAAAGACATGCGTCTGGTATCGCCAAGAGTGCGAGAGCTCGTGGAAAAACGGGCGACTGTTGAAAAGTTAAGTGAAAGGAGCGGCAATGATTAAACACATAGATGAGTGCATGGAGTGCGCGAGCCCATTGTACCCATGCCAAGGCGAGGCGTGCAGATTTAAGCGCAGAAAGATTTTAGTGTGCGACAGATGCGGATATGAGGCAGATAAGCTCTATCTATTTGAGAACCGCTTTCAGCTGTGCGACGAGTGCCTTATGGAGCAATTTGACACGGTGAATATATATGATGATTAGGAGGGAGACACATGGCACATGCGAAGCGCAGCTATGCGCAGATTAAAGCAATCGAATCACGATACAAGCAGGAGCTGCTCAAGAGCAATTCAATGCTGGACGAATCGAGCGGAATATATTTCTTGACGCGGACAGACGAAGCTGGTATCAAGTACGCATATGTAGGACAGGCGAAGCACATTCTTACGCGCCTCGCCCAGCACATGATGGGGCACGAGCAGCACATTGACCTGTCATTAAAAAAGCACGGGCTTGTGAGCGTAGATAATCCTTACGGGTGGCTAATTACAGCGAAGAGCTTTAACGAAAGCACCCTTGACGAGAAGGAGCGATACTATATCAAGGCGATGGCAGATGCAGGGTATCAGCTGCGAAACAAGACCGCAGGGGGTCAAGATTCTGGCAAGACGCAGATTGACGAATATAAGCCGCATAAAGGATATTATGACGGCATTGCACAAGGTCGGAAAGCAATGGCACGAGAATTAAAGCATATCATTGACGTGCATCTTACTGTGGAGCTTAAGCCAGAAAAGGCACACAATGTAACATCGCATAAGATGAGGGCGCGGTTTGACGAGCTTTTGAGGGAAGGCGAATAAATGAGGGTACTTGTAGCGTGCGAAGAAAGCCAAAGGGTATGCACAGAATTTAGAGTGCGAGGGCACGAAGCATATTCTTGTGATATTGAGCCTTGTAGCGGAGGTCACGAACAATGGCATATACAAGCAGATGTTATTCCTTTGTTGAATGGGAATTGTAGCTTTCGGACAATTGACGGAGTAGAGCATAGAATTGACGGGAAGTGGGATTTGATTATAGCACACCCACCGTGCACATATCTCACAGTAACCGGTAATCGCTGGTTTAATGTCAATAGATATGGATTAAAGGCTATAAAGCGTTTATACCAGCGCGAAAAGGCTATAGAATTTTTTATAAAATTAACAGAAGCGGATTGTGAAAGGATTGCGATAGAAAATCCAATAGGAGTGATGTCAACACGATATAGAAAGCCCGATTGCATTATTCAGCCGTTTATGTTCGGCGACCCTGAAAGAAAGAGCACGTGCTTATGGTTAAAAGGACTTAAAGAATTAACGGCAACGAATATGGTTGAACCTAAAATTATACGCTACCAAAACGGTAAAGGAACGGATAGCAAATGGCACATGGATACAATAAGGCTTACACCGAAAGAGCGAGCAAAAGAACGGAGCAAAACCTTTTTAGGCATTGCAAAAGCAATGGCTGAACAATGGGGAAGTTTAGGGAATGGAGGGGACGCAGATTGAGCAGACCGCGATATTACTGGTATGAAATTGTCAAGAAGATGTGCAAGATGTACCCGAATTTGAACGACAGTATCGAAGAAGAGAAGAAGTACAAGGACGCCATTAACAATACAATCGACGAGCTAAGTGGACAACCTGGTGGGAATACGATAAACATCGCGGTCAAGATGGTGTTATTTGACAAGACGCACACGCCTATAGGTGCAGGATATGCACTCGGCTGCTCCGACAGGCTTATTACCAAGTGGACAAGTCAGTTCATTACAATGGTCGGCGAGCGTGTTGGATATGCGCGAAATCGTGCGTTACAAAGCCAAGAAAAGGGGGCACAATAAATGTATGAGGCAGACGAGATAATCAAAGAACTCGAACACCTGCAATCACGTGCCGCAATAGATTATACATTGCGCGGCGCGCCTAGTGGGCTGGTGGAAAAGGTGACGGCGACAGTATATGTGCAAGCGATACAGGATTGCATTGAAATCATAAAAGATGGGAGCAATAATGGAAATTGTAGACCAAAATGGAGTAATAATTGGAAGACATACCAGATGTTAAAGATGAAAATTCTTCAAAAAATTAAAAGGCGGTGATATTTTGGCGAAATATACCGAATGGATTAACGAAGACGGATTGACACAGATTCGAGGGTGGGCGCGCGATGGATATAGCAATGTGCAGATAGCTAAAAACATGGGTATAAGCCGCGAGACGCTGAATCAATGGTCAAAGCGGTTTTCTGGCGTTTCTGACGCGATAAAAAAAGGGCGCGCGCCAGTAATAGAGCAAGTCGAGGACGCTTTTTACAAATCTTGCATGGGCTATTATGTAGACGAGGAAGTAACCGAGGTCACAATGTCCGGCGGTGCAGAGCGTCGACACAAACGCATATATCACAAGTATATACCGCCGATACCTGCGTGCATGATATTCGCGCTTAAGAATATCAAGCCGCAAAAGTGGAAAGATAAGCCAATAGACACGAGCGGTGATGTATATGAGGACGACGGACTTATTAGCGCACTTAAGAGCGGCGGAAATCTAGTTGATGACATGACAATGGTGGAAGATGAAGACGATGTTTAAATGGAATCAGCGCATGAGCGACCGACAGAGGACTGTATTTGAGTGGTGGCAGTCAGACCAATATCGGGATTGCGACGGAATCATCGCCGATGGAGCAATCCGAAGTGGGAAGACTGTGTCAATGGCGTTTTCTTTCGTCCTCTGGGCGATGGAATCGTTTGACAACTGCGATTTTGCAATGTGCGGAAAGACTGTCGGTTCGCTTCGGCGAAATGTAACGAATCTGCTTAAACAGCAAGTCAATCAGCGCAAGGGATATCACGCCGAAGAGAAGCGCGCCGATAATGTGATTATTATCACGCGTGGAGACAAGGTCAACCGCTTTTATCTATTCGGGGGGAAAGACGAAAGCAGCCAAGATTTAATACAGGGTATGACATTGACCGGTGCATTCTTTGACGAGGTCGCGCTGATGCCAGAATCATTCGTCAATCAGGCGACTGCGCGATGTTCTGTTGACGGGTCAAAGTGGTGGTTTAATTGCAATCCAGCGAATCCTCATCATTGGTTTAAGGTCAATTGGATTAACAAGGCGCGAGAGAAGAACCTTTTATATCTCCATTTCACAATGGCGGACAATCCGAGCCTCACGCAGCGCATACGTGAAAGATATGAGCGGCAATATATCGGCGTATTCTATCGTAGATATATATTAGGGCTATGGGTTGCAGCCGAAGGGCTTGTGTACGATATGTTCGAGCGGAATCGCCATGTAGTTGACAGCTCCGGCTATACCTTCGAGCGCGATATATATGTGTCTGCCGATTATGGTATTCAAAATCCGAATGCATGGCTCATATTTCGAAACGTGCAAGGCTCGAACATATGGATTCAGACACGCGAAAGCGTATACTCTGGGCGCGAAAGCAATCGTCAAAAGACAGTAAAAGAGCTTGCGGACGACTTGGACACGCTTTTGTGCGGAGCAATCCCAAAAGAAGTTATTATCGACCCTTCGGCAGCAGCAATGAAGGTGGAGCTTAAGCGCAGAGGGTATAAGGTCAAAGGGGCAATCAATGATGTTATCAATGGAATTGCAGATGTGCAGACCATGCTCGCCGATGGGCGTCTACTCATTGATTCAAGCTGTAAAAAAACAATAAAAGAATATGAGGTGTACTCATGGGATAGCAAGGCAGCAGATAGCGGCGACGATAAGCCAATTAAAGCAAATGACCATTGTATGGACGCGACAAGATATTTCGTACAAACGAAACGCCTTGTGAAACGCGACAGAGCACCACGTGAGGAAGACGATAAATTTTAAGCAAAGGAGATTGATATGTACACATACCAAGATTTACTAAGCGCAGGAGCGGACGAGGAAGCACGTGCAGAATTCTGCAAACGCGCCGTAGAAGAATTTAAGGGAACGCAGAAATACAAAGACGCGCGCGAAGGCGAAGCGTACTATCACAAGCACAACATAACGATTGAGAACTTTCAAAAGTTTCTGTACACAACTATGGGACGTAAGATGCCCGATATATATTCGTCAAATTACAAGCTCAAGACCCTTTTCTTTCGGCGTTTAGTAATACAGCAAGTGCAATATGTATTGGGAAATGGCGTTACATTCGATAATGTCTCGACAAAAGACAGATTGAGCAAGCCTCACTACAATTTTGATTTTCAGGTTCAGGAAGCAGCTAAAAGAGCAATGGCAGGCGGCACAGCTTTCGGCTTTTGGAATTATGACCACCTCGAAGTCTTTGGATATGCGGACACTCCGAGCGAGCCGGGGTTCTGTCCGCTGTATTCGGAGATTGATGCTAAACTGATGGCAGGCATACGCTTTTGGTATACTCGCGTAGGCGATACGGTAGTATTTAAGGCGACATTGTACGAAGCTGATGGGTACACGGATTATATACAGAGCGGCACGGAAGCAGCGCACGTCGCACAGCCTAAGAGAGCATATAAGACGCACACGACATCGACGCCTTTCGGGGGAGTTGAAAGCGAAGTCGGCGAAAATTACAGCACGCTGCCTATTGTGCCGCTGTACGCTAATGACAGCCACGAAAGCGAGCTTGTGGGAATCCGCGAATCAATTGATTGCTATGACCTTATCAAGAGTGGACTTGCCAATAATATAGACGATTCAAGCGGCTTTTATTGGCTTATCAAGAATTCGGGCGGCATGGACGACATTGACCTTGCGAAGCTGGTACAGCGTATGAAAACGGTTCGCGCTGCGGCACTTGATAGCGATGACGGTGGAGAGCTGCAAGCACTTACACAGGAAGTATCATACGAAGCACGCGAGAAGATGCTCGAAATCTTACGCAATGATATATACGATGATTTTCAAGCGCTCGATGTAAAGGCTTTTTCAAGCGGCGCGAAGACTGCACAGGAAATCAAGAGCGCATATCAGCCACAGGACAATAAGTGCGCAGACTTTGAATATTATATACTTGATTTCATACAGAATATTCTTGAGATTGCTGAAATTAACGACAATCCGGTGCTTAATTGGAACAAGATTATCAACCAGAGCGAGACGACAAGTATGGTGCTGATGGCGGCGAGCTATCTCACCGACGAAATGGTAATCAAAAAGCTGCCATTTTTAACGCCGGAAGAAGCAGACGAAGTCATTAAGGCGCGAGCGACTTCGGCGCTTGACAGGTTCTCGGACGATGAAAGCAGCGAAATGAGCGATGAAGCGGACAGATTTGAGGACGAAGGCGGTGAAGGCTGATGTATGATGTGGAAAAGCTCACAGACAAGGAGCTTGCGAAATTGGAAGCGCGGCTTGAAAGACATTATACAAA